ACGGTAACGCCCTTGGCGATGGTCAAGGCGCGGGAAAACTGCAAGCTGACCAAGTTAGCGACCGGGTACCCACGGTCTGCGTTCTGGCCATCCCAAGCGATGACATAGTGGTCGGTCTGTTCGCCTGGGCGCGGCTCGAAGTGCAGTTCCTGCCCTTTGACGTAGAGCACGAAGTCCTCCACGTTCGCCAAGAACGTCAGCAACTCCCACTCGCTTTGCTGCTGCGTGGTGCAGGCGTGGTCGTCCTTGTAGTAGTCGCCCACCCGCGTCTTGGTGGCCGTCACGACCGGCTTGAGGCCATGCCGCTGCGCGAGGGTCGTGGCGATCTGGCTACTCGTCTGGTTGGCAAAGTGCTCGCTGGTCTTGGTGTCGATCAGCGCCGCCGTCAAGTCGCGGCCAGATAGCTCGATGGTGCCCTTCACCGGGTCGAACAGCACCTCGTCTGTTTGCCCATAGATCAGGCTGTCCAGTTCGGATACCGCGAAGTTTTGCGCGTCCGCCGGGAACCCGGCCAGAATCTCGACCAGCATGCTCGACTGCGCTGCAAACCACGCGGCGTCGCGGGTGGCCGGGAGCATCGAGACGACGAACACGACGCGGAAGGTGTCCGCGCTGCGAAAGGCGTTGTTGTCCACCTCCCACGACACCCATCCGGGAATCAGTTCGCCGTTCAACTTCACCGCGCCGCGAGGCTGCCGCACGTTCGGCAGCACCGGCAAGGTATTCAGATCAGGCATTCAGCACTCCGCCGGTCTGGTTGTTGTAAGGCGGGATGGTCAGTTGCGCCACCCCGTTGATCTGCGGGTCTTTCACGCCGTTGGCTTTGGCGATTGCCGTCCAGCCCATCGCGTCGCCGTACTGGTTGGCAGCCACCGCGTAGAGGTTGCCGCCCGCCACCGGCACCTGCCGATTGCCGCTGTTGATCGTCCCGATGTTGGTCTGCATCCGGCCAAGCACCCGGTCGAGGTTGAACAGCATCGGGGACTGATTCACCGCGTTGATCTGGCCGAGCAGCTTGTTGGCTTGCTGCGCAACTGGATTGCCCGGCAAGATGCCGCCCAGGGTGGTGACGTTCTGGATCGCGCCGTTGGTGGCTTGAATCAGAATCCCTACCTGAGCGCGGACGGCAGCAATCGGCTGCAACACGCTGTTGAGCGTGCTTTGCGCAGCCGCCGCAAAACTGCTGACCGCTGAAATCGCGCTGTTGAGGGTGCCCATCAGCGAGGACAGCGTGCCGTCACCGATGCCCGATGCCAGCCCGTTCGCGGTGTTCATGTCGTCATCGATCAACTGATCGATGCTTGGCGCTGCGATGTAGTTCACCGGGTCGGTTTTATCCTCGACCACTTCACATGTGATGCGGTACGGCAGACGGTAGAACCGCTTGAATTCGCAGTGGAACGACTTGATGACCACGTTGAAGGCCAGCGAGTCCCAAGACAGCATCAGCGGTTGCCCTGCCTTGCGCAGCCCGTCGATGTAGAGCGCACGCTCAAGCGCGGTGTCGCCCACGAAGAAGCCAGACCACTCGATGGGCATGGAGGTAGCGCCCATCGCGTCAATGACGCGCACGCCGCCGACAAGCTCATGCACCGTCAGACGCTGCTCGCCGCCGAAGGGAATCTGCTCAGGGATTTCAAAGCGTGCGAACTCGAAATCCCCGAGCGTCAAAGTGGTATCTGGTTTCATCGTGCGTATCCAAGTCCAACGGGCATCGCGCCCCTCGTCGGGTCAAACGTCGGTGCGCCCATGCCTGGGCGGTTTGCTTCACGGGATTGGTACATGGTGGTGTTCCGCGCCACCTCCCGCCCGTCAAGCTGCGAAACCACCGTGACCTGCATCGGGCGTTCGCTGCGGGTGGCGATGTACTGGCTGCCCGTCCGCGTCGCTGCGGGGCGTCCATCACCCGTGGGCGCGGCCTTGCCGTTCTCGGCAACCGCCCAGGCATAGGTCTTGTCGAAGCCGCTGGATATAGCTCTGCCAGCCGCATCGACCATACCCTTGGCGGTGCTGGCAACCCAACCGATGGCCTTGCCGATGGGCGAATTCGCAATCCAATCGACCAGCTTTCCAAGCCACCCCGTGATCGTGCTGTAGATCGACACGAAGATGCCAGCGACGACCTTGCCAATGGCTGTCCAAGTGGCGACGTAGAAGTCGAAGATCGGCTTCACGAACCCCCACATGGCCTGCACTCGCCCGACGATCCAGTTTGCCGACACATGGAACACTGCCTTGATGATTTCCCATGCCTTCATCACGTAGGGGCCGACGGTGCTCCAGTTCCTGTACAGGAGGTACGCGGCAGCGGCGATGCCAGCGACGACCAGGCCGATGGGATTCATCAGCAGCGCCCGGCCAAGGAACAACACCGCCTGTCCAGCGATGCGCAGACCGGAGCCAACACCGGACATGAGGCCGCGAAACACCACGCCGAGCCGCGTGAATTGCCAGATCACGGACAACGCACGGAACGCCGAGGCAAACAGCAGAATGCCACCGGCCACCACTGCCAGCCCGGAAAGCGCAGCAAAACCCACCACCAGCACCTTGGTCAGCGTCGGCCACTCCCGCGCAAACGCGGTCACGCGATCCAGCACGCCGATCAGCTTTTCGAGGCCATAGACCGCCAGCGGCAGAATCTTCTCGCCTAGCACCAGCTTGAGGTTCGCCAACTTCGCTTCGTAGTCGATTTCCTTGCCCGGCAGACCGCCCGCGCCGATCTTCGCCAGTTCGTCAATGCCTGTGGCCTGACCACCAGCCGCCATGTGCTTGTGGATGTTCGCCCGCTCACGGTACATCGTGTTGAGCAAGTTGCCCCATGTGCGGTTTGAATACAACTTGTCGAGGTAGTCGGTCATTTGCTGACCGTCCTGCACGCCCTTGGAGCGTGCCTGTGGCAACACGACCTTTTCCAGATACTCGAACGGGTTCTCGCGGAACAGTTGCGCCTGCTGGAGCGCCCCCGGCAACACCTTGGTGATATGGCCGGTTTTGCCGTACTTGATCTGCGAAGGGTCAATCATCCCGGCCTTCGCCATTTCTTCGGCGACCTGCTGCGTGGTGCGCCCCATCACCCAGTTCTGATAGCCGGACATCAGCGACGTGCCGACGCGGGTGCCACCCATCTCCTGCATCATGTGCATCATGCCGAAGAAGAAGCTGTTATCAGACAACCCCTTTACGGACACGCCGCCGGTCTTGATCATGTTTAGGTACTCGGACGGCTTCACCAAGCCACCGGATGCGGTGTAAGCCTTGGTCATCAGGTCAAGCGTCTTGTGGAACCGCTCTTCGCTGAATTTTCCGCTGATCGGGTCATTCAGAGCACCGCGCAATTCGGCAACCTTGAGCGCATCCATGAACATGCGCTGCGCCTTGTCTCCGTGGCCACTGCCGTGGCCGCCCTGGGCCATGACGGATTCAATGCCGAACTTCATGCGCAACAGCAAGGGCGTCACCTCCTTGGCATGCTCGAAATCGCGCAGCACGGACTGAGATTCGGCCAGCATTTTTAGGGTGTCGGTCGAACTGGCACCGATGATCTTCTGCGCCTTGGCGTACTTGTCGGCCTGCGCGAGGGCTGCGTCGCCCACGCCTTGGGCTTGGAGTTTCGCCATTTCGATCTGATACTTTTTGGCTTCCTCCAGTGGGCCATGCAGCAATTTCAGGCCCAAACCGCCAGCAGCCAGAGCGCCACCACCCAAAAGCGCCATTTTCCCGATGCTGGTCAGCCGAGTTTGCAGTTCTTCCGCGCTTTTGTTGGTTGCGATAAAGTGACGGGATAGGGACGCCAATCCCGCTGTCACGTTTTCAACCAGGGCAATTTTTACGGCGATTTTGTAGGCTTCGATACTCATGGATTTCCTTTACCGCGCACAGGAATGGCTTGCTGACCGAGTGAGTTGGGTGCAATACCCGAATTTGCGAAAGGTCGTGCGCAAGCCGGACTGGAAGCCCTATCGTGGGAATCCGTTCATCCTGACGGACGAGAACCGCATGACAGATAAAGCCCGCTTGTCATGGTTGGCAGCCTTCCCGATGCTGATCATTTCGCTCATGGCGCTCATGGTCTTGGTGCCATTTCTGATATTCATCTGCGTGTTTGCCTGGGGCGCGATCAGCAGCCTGTTCTAAACCTCGTGGTCATATTCCAGACTCGCCGGAATTGACCCACCGCCCAACAATCCAGTCACCACCGCGCCGCCGACGATCTTCCTGATCGCCTCGTGGTTGTGCTCGACCGCCGGGCCAAGCACCGGGCGCGGTGGCTGTTTTGATGTACCGAGTTCAAACCACACCAGCCTGTCGTCGTTGGAGCCGATGACGGCCTCCAAGCCCTGCGTCTGGTGCTCGATGGAGTCGCGCATCTGCCCGCTGCGCAGGCCCGGATCGTTCTCCGTGTAGCCCTGCCGAACGCGGTCTGCCTTGGTGCTTTCGGCCAGTTCTTCCCATGCCGGGAACGGGCCGACAGCCTCCTGGTATTCGCCGATCTCTTCCTTGGCCGTCTTCTCGATCTTGACAGCGACGGCTTCCAGCCCCTTTTCAAGCTGGAAAACCACCCCGGCCTCCAAGGCGACAATCTCCGCAGCGAACGCCGCGAGG